TTGTATTTGATCGAACTAGTTCTAGTCCTTGGTTGGCTCGTATTGAGGGTGAGTTTTACACCGCTAAATATTACTTTACCGTAGATTACACTAACAGTGAGATAGCCGATGACCCAGCACAACACAAACAGTCGCATGTGTTAGCATTGACTGAAGGTCCGTGGAAAGGGTGTTTTGTAGCGTTACCTAATAATCGTGTGCGCGTAACTTCACCAGCCATGTGGGTAACCGGTAATGGTCCACCTGACTTTATTCCATCACAATGGACACATAAAGCAGAGGCACATGATAGTTACATGGATTGGGAATACACCTTTAATAATTTGTACGCACCAGAGAAAAAGAAGAAAAAATAAATGCACGATCCAGATACTATTCAAAGTCTTATTCACTTTATTAGAAAAAGAGTTGATGAAACAAAAGATCATATTGTGTATGGGGTAGACAACTTAGAACAATTACAATATGCTAAAGGCAAGATCGGTGCATATGAAGCACTGCTTCAGGATTTAAAAGACCTGCAAAAAAATGAGGAGAATACATGACAAGTAAGTCAAACATTATAAAACCTGACTACATTAAAGATGAAGTCAATTCACCGTCTGAAAAAGAAGTTCCAAAACCAACACAAGACTATATAAAACACATGGATCGATTACCTGACCCAGTTGGCTATCGTATTTTACTAAAAATGTGGAAAATGGCTGAAACAACTAAAGGTGGTATCGCATTATCAGAACAAACATTAGAAACTTCTGAAATGACCTCAGTAGTTGGATATGTGGTAAAAATGGGTAACATGTGCTACACAGACACAGAAAAATTTTTAACACCTTGGTGCAAAGAAGGTCAATTTGTAGTCATTGGTCGTTATGCTGGAGCAAGATTTAAAACTAGTTTTGGTGAACATAGAATTATTAATGATGATGAGATTATAGGTACAATTGAAAAACCCGAGGATATCCTCGCACTATTTTAGGAGTAAAATATGTCAGAAGCACAAGTACAAGATGTTGAATTAGATACTGATGGTATTGAAGAAAGTTCTATTGATGTAGAACAGCCTTCTACAACTGAAGAATCTGCCGCAACCCCTGAGGTTGATTTAGGTTACACAGATCCAGTTAATAACGATAAAGCTGAAATTATCGAAGAGCCGAAAAGTGAAGATAATTTACAGGATGTATCAGAAAAAACGCAAAAAAGAATTGATAAGCTAACTCGTAAAATGAGAGAAGCAGAAAGAAGAGAAAAAGCTGCTCTTGATTATGCTAAAGGTTTACAAGACAAATATAATTCAACTAAATCAACTTTAAACTCTGTTGAGGATAATCATCTAAAAGAGTTTGATGCGAGAGTTGATTCTCAAAGAGAACAAGTGAAAGCTAAACTTGCGACTGCAACAGCTGATGGCGATGTTGATAAAATGGTTGAAGCTAATGATGAGTTGACAAGACTAGCAGTTGAAAAAGAAAAAGCTAGAGTTAAGTTAGCTCAAAGAGAGCAAGAAGTAAAAGAGCCTGAGGCGGAAGAAGCTGTTCCTCAAGCTCCAGCAGTAGATCCAAAAGCAGAAAATTGGATTAGTAAAAATACTTGGTTTAACAATGACACTGTTATGACCGGTGCTGCTGTTGAAAAACATAAAGAACTTGTTCAACAGGGTGTTGACCCAACCTCTGATGAATACTATGATGAAATAGATAAGACTATGAGAGAATATTTTCCTCATAAATTTGTCGAAGATAAAAAACCCGTTCAAACTGTTGCCTCGGCGGGGCGTAAACAGCAAGGACGCAGAACCGTGAAACTCACCCGTTCACAAGTAGCGATAGCTAAAAAATTAGGGGTGCCACTAGAAGAATACGCGAAATTCGTGAAGGAGTAGATTATGACTAAAAGTACAGTAAAGAAAACCTCACGCGCGAGCCAAGAGAAAAAGGATATTCGTAATAAACCTTGGGCGCCACCATCAAGTCTAGATGCACCACCTGCACCGCAAGGTTATTGTCATAGGTGGATTAGGGTAGAAAGTGTGGGTTTTATGGATTCAGGTAATGTTTCTAAAAAACTCAGAGAAGGTTGGGAATTTGTTCGAGCTGAAGAAGTTCAAAACGAAATCGGTGACCATGACTATCCAGTAATCCATGAAGGCAAACATCAGGGGTTAATCGGGGTTGGAGGCCTTGTGTTGGCAAGGATACCAGAAGAAATTGTCGAGCAACGCAAGCAGTATTTTCAAGGAATTACTGCTGACCAAGTTAAAGCAGTTGATAACGACATTCTAAAGGAACAACGACCAGAGATGCCTGTTAATATTGACAGACAATCTCGTGTAACTTTTGGTGGTAACAGAAAGTCTTAATTTTTTAGCTTTTGTAACCACATTTGTTTAACTATTTTATGGAGTTTAATTATGGCAAACCAAGATTCTGCATTTGGGATGCGTCCGGTAGGCAGAGTAGGTGGAACACCCTACACTGGAGGACAAACTCGTTATAGAATAGCTGCGAACTATGGAACAGCAATTTTCAAAGGTGATATGGTAATGCAAGTCACTGGCGGAACTGTTGAAGTACATGCCGATGGCGGTACAGTTCCAATCGTAGGTGTTTTTAACGGATGTCGCTACACAGACCCATCCACTGGAAAAGAAACTTTTTCCAACTTTTATCCTGCGAGCACAAATGCTTCTGATATAGAAGCGTTTATAATTGATGACCCAATGGTTATTTTCGAAATTCAAGCAGATGCTGCTTTCCCTATAGCTGACTTATTCGGTAACTTTGATATCGTTTACACATCAGCTGGAAGCACAACAACTGGTATATCCGGTGCTGAATTAGATGTAACTACTGGCGCAACAACTGCCGGCTTACCTATTAAAGCGATCGATGTTTCAAGAGATCCTGAAAATAGCGATGTCGGTGCTGATGCAACCAATGTGCGCGTAATCATTCAAAACCACATATTCGGCCAAAAAGGTGCCGGTCTAGCTTAGGAGGTTAACTATGGCTATTTCAAGATCCCAACTAGTCAAAGAGTTAGAGCCTGGGCTTAACGCTCTTTTTGGACTAGAGTATAACCGATACGAAAACGAACATAGTGAGATCTTTGATTCGGAAAGTTCTGATAGAGCTTTTGAAGAAGAAGTGATTCTATCCGGTTTCGGTTCGGCTCCTGTAAAATCTGAAGGTGAAGGTGTATCATTTGATACCGCACAAGAAGGTTATACATCGAGGTACACACACGAAACTATCGCAATGGCTTTTGCTATTACAGAAGAAGCAATTGAGGATAATTTATACGACAGATTAGCAGGTCGTTACACAAGAGCATTAGCTAGAAGTATGGCTAACACCAAGCAAGTAAAAGGTGCAAACGTACTTAACAATGCTTTTAACTCAAGTTTCACAGGCGGTGACGGAGTTGAACTATGTTCAGCAGTACACCCCCTAACAAACGGCGGTACATTTGCTAACGAGTTGTCAACAGCTGCTGACCTATCAGAAACATCTATTGAGCAATCTCTTATTGATATTGCTGCATTTGTTGATGAAAGAGGTCTAAAAGTTGCTTTACAAGGTGCTAAATTAATCATTCCAAAAGAACTTCAGTTCACAGCGGAAAGGATTCTTAAATCACCACAGCGTGTCAGTACATCAGATAACGATATTAATGCTATGGCTTCAATGGGTATGATCCCACAAGGCTACAGAGTTAATCATTACTTAACTGATACTGATGCTTTCTTCATTATGACTGATGCACCTAATGGACTTAAACAGTTTGTTAGAGCACCAATCAAAACTGCTATGGAAGGTGACTTCGATACAGGTAATGTAAGATTTAAAGCAAGAGAAAGATATTCATTTGGGTTCTCTGATCCTAGAGGAATATTCGGCTCTCCTGGTGCTGCGTAAGTAGTAATTTGGAGGAAAGATTAAGGGGACTTTCAAGTCCCCTTTTTTTTGGTTATAATAAACTGACTATACGAAAACTTGAATACAGACGTGTATAGACGACGACCTAAAGACTGTATTCTTATACTTAGGAGATAATTATGTCAAATTCAACATTTTCAGGACCACTAAGGTCGGAAAGCACAATTAAAACTATCAGTAAAAACGCAACAACTGGAACTATTACAGAGGTAACAACTCTTGGTGGTGCACCAGTTAGTTTATCTGATGGAAATGTAACTTTAACAAATGCAACTCATAGTGGTAGAGTATTACTTGTACCTGATGGAGGACAAGATAATACATATACACTACCTGCACCAATAGCAGGATCTATGTTTAGATTTGTTTACGCTGGTGGAGCCGCTGATGCAACAGATGCTTTAATCGTTACACCGGGTAATACAAACTTTTACATTGGTGGAGTAACATTTTTAGACACTGATGGAAATGAAGTAAGTTCAGTATTTTCAGACGGCAACTCAAATAGCAGTATTCAACTGAATGTTCCTGCTGGTTTTGACGTTATCGTAATGGGTATAGATACAACTAATTACCAAATTTTTGGAAATGTTACATCAACAACTGCACCAGCGTTTGCTGATCAGTAAGATAATAATTAGTGGGGCTACGGCCCCACAGTTTCTTGATTAAGGAGGGAAACTATGGCAGATACAGTAACAGGACCTACAATCTTGCAAGAAAATGACAAGAGAGTAACCATAAAAATAGTCAATCAATCAGATGGTTCCGGTGGAACAACAGTCTTTGCAGATGTCTCTGCATTAGCAAATAATAAAAATGGACAATCCGTCACAACAGTAAGCCCACAAAGAATTTGGTGGTCTTGTGCTAATGGTGATGGTGGTGATTCTTTTGCTAGATTAGACTTTGAAGATTCAGATGGCGATATCCCTATTGTTACATTAGTTGATTCAGGCTATTGGGATTTAAGAGAATTTGGTGGTATTCCAGCTAACACTTCATCTAACTCAAACCAAAGTGATGTAAACTTTGTTGTACCGAGTACAGCTGATTCAGGTAATACATACACAGTGATTGCAGAGTTTATTAAAAACTACGATTAATTATGGAAATTAGTGTAGAACAATATACCAATGATTTAGTAGGATTTGCTAAAGGCGGTATGCCTGCTCGTAATAAAAAAAATTACAGGTCTACTAAATCTGGTGCGGGTATGACGCAAGCCGGTGTAAAAGCTTATCGTCGTATGAATCCAGGTAGTAAATTAAAAACAGCTGTAACAGGTGATGTTAAAAAAGGTAGTAAATCAGCAAAAAGACGCAAATCTTATTGCTCAAGAAGTGCTGGTCAAGCTAAGATGCACAATATTAATTGTCGTAAAACGCCTAATAAACGCATATGTCAGGCGAGGAGAAGATGGAAATGTTAACAAATTTATATAAAACAGTAGATAAGTTGTGGATTAAATATAAAAATACTTGGAACAACTGTGGATTATGTTGGAAAAAAGACATAGTTATTGTTGCTCTAGTATTGCTTTACATTTTTTTATAAACAGGAGCACTAATGAAAACAAATGCTAAAAAGAAAGTTAAAAAAGTTATTAAAGGTTTAAAAAAAGCATCTAAGTTACACGCAAAACAAGCAAAAACATTAAAAAAGGTTTTAAGATCTAAAAAATGAGGCTTACAGACAACTTTACTTTAGCAGAACTTACAAAATCACAAACAGCTGAACGATGTGGCATAGACAATAATCCCGACAAGGAACACATCGAAAGCTTACAAAAACTTTGTGATAATATTTTACAGCCTGTAAGAGATTACTTTCAAAAACCTGTAACTATAAGCTCTGGTTATAGATCTCCGGAATTAAGTCAAAAAATTGGATCTTCATCTAGGTCACAACATTGCAAAGGTGAGGCTGCAGACTTTGAAATACCGGGTGTGTCAAATAAAGAATTAGCAGATTTTATTAACGAAAATTTATCTTTTGATCAAGTTATTCTTGAATTTCACAATCCTGATGAAATTAATTCTGGTTGGGTACATGCTTCATATGTAGGTGAAAGAAATAGAAGCGAATATTTATTAGCTGAAAAAGATGAAAACGGTAAAGTGAGGTATAGTAGATGTCAATAACAAGATCCCAAATGTCACAACAAATATCTAAACCACCTATGAAAAAGAAAAAAAAGAAGAAAAAAAAGAAGAAACAAGTAAGGTCTAGATAGCTAGAATTAAAACTGATAAACTCATATTAT